ATGACTAAGAGCCTTGAAATTCCCATGTTCAAGCCCAGGAGCCGTCCTCGATTCAAGAAAGAAGGATCGTCCGTTGTGGCTTACTACCAGGACGATTTGTCCTCTATGCGCCAAGCTGTGGCCGATCAATGGACCGACGCGCCGCTTTCGGGAAAGGTTGCCCTGGAAGCGGAATTTCGCGTTCCCCTGCCGAAGCGCTGCTCTAAGGCGCGCCGAGCCGCTATGATTGCCGGCGAGATCGCGCCACCAAGTGCCTTAACGGTTGACGACCTTTTGCGGGGTGTCCTGGACTGCCTGCCTGGAGTTGTAGTCGAGGAGGAGCGGCAAGTCGCCTTCCTGTCCGGGAGCGTGTGCTACAGCGAAACGGCCGGAGCGACAGTCCGTGTTGGCGAGGCGAATTTTTACTGCCTCGGGGCCTAGGCAATCTTGGACGAGGGAGTGGGGGCCGGCGGAAGCTGGCCCTCGCATTTTGTGATGCCGGGTGTGGTCAGTTTCCCGCTGCTTACCGTTGGCTACTGAAAAAGTGGCAATAGAGTGGCAATAAAAAAGCGTGGCAACGAATAAGGGGTTAAGCATTTCTGCTTAACCCCTTGAAATTTTTGGTGCGCCCGGCAGGATTCGAACCTGCGACCTACGGATTCGTAGTCCCATATTTTATCCTTCCCGTACCTTCCCGCTTGTCCTGTTACATATTGACTTTTAAGCTTTTCCTGCCTAGCTTCTATCCCATCAAGTCCTTTTTTGTCCCCTGCGTTCATCGAAAAAGTGGGGACAGAGTGGGGACAAGAGACCTTCGGACTTTTCGGCAATCCGAGGGCAAGGGGTGGACAAATGAGCTATCTATGGCACTCTTCAAAATTTAAGGGCGTTCGTTTTCGGGAGCAGCCAACCCGCAAGCACGGCATCGTGGCGGACCGCTATTTCGTCATCCGTTTTCAGCTTGACGGCAAGCGTCGTGAAGAGGCGCTAGGGTGGGCTTCCCAGGGCTGGACCGAGCAGAAGGCAGCTTTAGAGCTGGAGAAGCTTCGGACCTCAGGCAGAATCGGAGACGGCCCCTGTTCGCTTCGGGAAAAGCGCAAGGAGCAAGAAGCCAAACGTCAAGCCGAAGCAGAAGCCGAGACCGCCCGGAAGGCTCAAGAAGAGCGCGACAACCTGTCATTCACCCGCTTCTTCACCGAGACATATATGCCCCAACAGCGGGCCGACGGGAAAAGCGCCAGATCAGTAGCCCGGGAAGACGAGTTTGCCCGGCTATGGATCGGGCCAGCGTTCGGCAGTAAACCCTTGCGGAAAATTGCCCCGCTGGACCTGGAACGCCTCAAAAAGAACATGACGAATGCCGGCAGGGCGGCCCGTTCGATTTCATACTGTTTGGCTGTCGCACGCCAAGTTTTTAACCATGCCAAGCGCCTAGGTCTCTATGACGGTGAGGCCCCGACTGCCAAGGTAAAGAAGCCCACCGAGGACAACCGCCGCGTCCGGTTTCTGAGTCACGAGGAAGCCGACCGCCTGCTTGAGGCCTTGGCCCTGAAAAGCCCGAACGTCCACGACATGGCCCTCCTGTCCTTACACTGCGGCCTTCGCGCCGGGGAAATCTTCGGGCTTGAGTGGGGAGACGTGGACATGGAACGCGGCGTCATCACGATCCGGGGCACGTCCGTCAAAGCTGGTACGCGCACCAAAAGCGGGAAAACGCGCCCGGCCATTATGACCGACGCCGTCAAGGAGATGTTTGCTCAGCGCGTCCATGGGCAGCATCATGACCTTGTTTTTCCCGACCGGAGCGGCAAGAAGGCTGTCCAGATTTCGGACAGCTTCAACCGTGTGGTAAGCGCCCTAGGATTTAACGAAGGCGTCGAGGACGACCGGCAGAAGGTGGTTTTCCATACCCTGCGACACACGTTTGCGTCCTGGTTGGTGGAGCAGGGCGTGGACCTCTACACGGTCAAGGAGTTAATGGGGCACGGAACCCTAGCCATGACAGAGAGATACAGCCACTTAGACCCGGAGAAGCTCCAGCGGGCCGTGAAGACCTTAGAAGAGGGAATCCGGGCCAAGCAGGGGGAGGGAAAGAAGGTGGTGGAGTTGCATACTTAGCGGTGGTCTTTCCAATAACATACTGGAAACAATGGCATTTATTTTTTTAAATGAAAAGACGAAAACTATTTGACTTTCCGTCTTCATCGTCTTAGACTCCAAGAAAGATTGGAGGTCGAGACATGAATATATTGACTGATTTCTGTAACATAGACGAACTCACCGTTGACGCTTTGGACGGTTTTTTCCGTCGCCACGAAATCAAACACACCCTACGAGGCGACCAGGACGGCATGGAATCCTTTGTTGTTAGCGAACGGATTCCAGACGTCAGCTTCTACTTCACCAACCTGGATCGGTCGAAGGACTCCGTTGATAGGATGGTTGAGGGTCTCCCCGAGGAAAGCAAAAAGATTATCTTAAGCCATAACAGCTTCCCTGGAGAAGATGGCTACAGCCGCATCTTTAAGGCCCTGGAAGAATCCCAGACCACATATCGCGAATTCCTCGGCCGGTGCATCAAGGGGCACCTCGACCTTGGTTTCGTCAACTCGCGTATCGCTGCAATGACCGAGAAAGATCGGGGCTTCGATATGAAGTTCATGCCCGGGGAGACCACATGGACCCCCAACCTGTGGCTTTTCCCGAAAAACATCCGGTCCGTCGAAGAGCACATCGACATCTACGGCATCATCTTTCCGCTTTATCGCGGCGATGGCGAGATGTTCTCTTTGGCGAAGGTTTGCCGCCACTGCGGGAAGTACTTTTTTGCCAAGACGAAGCGCGCTGAATTTTGCAGCGATCAGTGTCGCAAGGATTATTTCCGCTTGAATAAGTAAGGAAATAACCCCTGGACCGGGCCGGTATTCGCAGTGCCGGCCCGGGGGCCGAGGGGGCAACGGGTCTTAGCGACGTTCGCAGCGCCGCCAAGGGAGCCAGTGCAAAACCTCCCTTCCCATACTGACCCGGCCAGCGCAAGCCCCATTCTCGGCTCCCCCAGGACAACCCCCGCGACGTAGCGGGGTCTTCGGAGTCGCTATGCAACTCGAGTCTCCTTTTGCGCCCATGGCCGCACGGTGGCCAAGCTCCCACGTCGCCCGCAGCCGCGTAGCTGAATTTTCCGGCGGCATCCTCACTCCCAAGACCATGGCCAATCTCGATGCCCTGGGCAAAGGCCCCAAAGGCCGCATTCGTTTTGGTAAGGCCGTCGCCTACGAAGTGTCCAAGCTCATCGCCTGGATGGAATCCCGGGTCACGTTCGAGGACGCGGGCCAGGGAGAATAGCCGTGAAGGGGACCATCAAGGTCTTCCTCGTGTGGCTTTACTGCCACGGCATCCTTTCCCAGGACCTGACGCAGCGCCTCTATGACGTTTTGCGCCTCAAGCACGCATAGGCGGTGACATGGGACAGATCGACAAGCGCGAAGTGCTCGACCGCCTGGATTTTCGGGGGTTCTACCAGGGGGAATTGCCCGAGCTCCGGGGCCAAGGCGATGAAATGAACGCGCCCTGCCCATTTCATGACGACCAAGGCCGTCACTTCTACGCCAACGCCAAGACCGGGTTTTTCAAGTGCCAGCGGTGCAAAGCCGAAGGCGACGTGTTCCGGTTTTTCCAGGATCGGCACGGCGTGGACTTCAAGGCCGCCCTCTACGAATTGGCCAAGCGCGCGGGGCTCAGCAATGGTAATGGGAATGGCAACGGTCAAAAACACCAGCAGAAAAGCGGCGACGACCATGCCCGGCCCGTACTGGCGAACAAGACCGCCCTCTATCATTATAAAGACGAGCAAGACCAATACCTTTTCACTACGGTTCGTTTCGAGGAGCCGGGGAAGAAAAAGACCTTTCGGCAGTGGACCTATGATTTTGCGCGGAAGGAGTACGACCAGACGATAAAGGGCGTCCGGCTGGTTCCGTACAACCTCCCCGCCGTGTTGCAGGCCAAAGAAATTTTTCTTGTCGAGGGAGAAAAGGACGTGGAGTCCTTGCGCACCCTCGGCTTGGTCGGGTCCTGCAATCCCATGGGAGCCGGGAAGTGGAAGGACGACTTCAACGGCCATTTTGAAGGCCGCCATGTGATCATCTTGGAGGACAATGACGACCCGGGCCGGGAGCATGGGGCCATGGTTGCGAAGGCCCTTTATCCCGTGGCCGCTTCGGTCAAGGTGGTGGACCTGCCCGACCTCCCCGAGAAGGGGGACGTGTCGGACTGGATAGCCGCCGGGGGCACCCAGGATGCCTTGCTTGCCCTGGCCGACCAGACGGCAGCCTGGAAGCCCTCTTGGGCCATGGATTGCGTCAGCGCTGCCGACTTCATGAAGGTGGAAATCGTCCTTACGCCCTTGATCGACGGCCTTCTCAACGAGCGCGAGAGCCTGCTTGTCTGCGGGCCGTCCGGCCTGGGGAAAAGCGTCCTGACCCTCAACATGGCCTTGGCCTGCGGCCTGGGAGGCGATGCGGGGCTTTGGGGCATGTTCCCCCTTGTCCGTCCACTTCGGACGCTCTTCATCCAGTCGGAAAATAGCGCCGCCGGCACGCAAGCCCGCCTTCGCAAGATCATTCAGGCCATGCCCGATATGGCCCCGGCCCTGGAAAACATCGTCATGCCCCAGGACATCCGCATGACCGGAGAACTGACAGACGACGCCTTTCAGCGCCGGATTGTGGATGCCTGCCGGCGGTTTTGCGTGGACCTTCTGGTCCTTGATCCGCTGATTTCCTTCCACGGCCAGGACGAAAACGACAATGCGGCCATGCGCCGGTCTTTGGACTGCCTGACCGGTATTTGCGACCAAGCCAACGTCGGCACCATCGTCGTGCATCACGTGGGCAAGAACACCCTCGATAATGGCGTTTTTGCCGGGCGTGGCGCGTCGGCCATCGGCGATTGGGCGGCAAACATCCTCCTTATGAAGCCCGTGGAAATCGACGGCGAACGCTCCAACGTGATCGAGATGCAGCACCAGAAGGCCCGCAACTTCGAGGCGGCGAAACCTTTTTTTCTGGAGCGGCGGCCGGACCTGTCCATGGTCCGCACGGATGACCCCAAAAAGCGCGGCAAGAACGGATCGCAGGCGCAAGTGGTTGTTGAGGCCCTGCAAGAACTCGGGGGCAAGGTGGGCAAGAAAAGCGACCTCTGGCTTCATTTGCAGACCAGCACCGGCAAACCGGAAACGTCCGTCCGACGCATGGTGAAGACGGCCTTGGACCTCGGCGTCATCGTCGAATGCCGGGGCGAAGGCAAGAGCGGTGGAGCCGGCGGATTGGCCTTGGTGGGGATGGAGAGGTGTCAAGGTGCCACGAGATGCCAAGGCACGCTGACACCTCATTAAAGCGAAGGATTTTGGACTGTTATCCAAGGTGCCAAAATTCAAGGTGCCAACTCGGTTTGACACCATAAAAAAGTAAACAATTTCAACGAGGTGCCAAGGTGCCAAAGGTGCCCCCCTATAGGGGGAAAGAAATGGTGGCACCTTTCTTCCCCCCGCCGGGGGATGGGGTCCGCGATGGCGGCAAAGGAGAGTGGAATGGGACAGGTCGAGACGAGGGAAAAGCCCAAGGGAACCATCCAGGCGGCAGAGGACGCGAGGCTTGAGGCGGAAGCCTTGGCGTGGTGCGAACGCCTAGGCCGCAAGATGGATCGGAAAAAGAGCCGTAAACGCTTCGGGGACCGGCATGAACATCGTGGTTGATACCCGAGAACAAACCCCCTTCGGCTTCTCCGGTTTGGAGGTCGAGATTGAGCGGGGCACCCTTCCGACCGGGGACTATTCCGTGCCCGGCTTCACGGACCGCGTGGCCATCGAACGCAAGAGCCTTGAGGACCTTGTTTCTTGCCTCATGGGGAGCAACCGGGATCGGTTCGAGCGCGAGCTTGCCCGGGGCAGGGCCTACGAGCTTTTTGCCGTCGTGTGCGAAGGGTCATGGCAGGACCTCAGCGCCGGGGCCTATCGTTCCGAGATGCGCCCCAAGGCGGTCTTGCAAAGCGTCTTCGCCTTCATGGTCCGCTACCAAGTCAATTTCATCCTGGCCGGAAGCCGAGCGGCGGCCGAGTACATCACCTTTTCGCTTCTCGCCAAGTACATGCGCGAGATCGAAGAGCGGTTCAAGCAGGCATCGAAGGTTCAGGTGTATAAAAAAGATACGGTTCCCGGCCGGGCCGAGGCGCGCCGATGACCCCGTCTGTGCTGCTTGGGACCTGCGGTCATGGGGAAAAGAGCGGGGCGGGGATCATAATGGGATTGGTAATCCGCACGCTATGAATGAAAAGAATAATTATAGTATGCAGTTAGAGTGAAGACAGGCATTTTAGGGGCGAGTTGTCCCCACTATGTCCCCGCAATGTGGGCCAAGGGCAAGGGCACGATCAAGGGAAGTGTTCAAGATCATGAACAAATCATGAGCAAACGAGGTTTTAACTCTCTATGCCCTATTATAAGCTCAAGGATAAGGACCCCACGCGCCATGATGATCCGGCCTTAAAGGTCAAGATCGTCCGGGCCAAGTTGCGCGACATGGTCAGCGGCAGACTGTCACGAGTCCAGAAGATGCTGATCGAAACAATGGTCCCCATGTATTTGGAGCTTTTGGACATGCAAAACACCTACGGCACGCCAGGATTCGACTTTGACCGTTACGTGCGCGTGCAAAATCTCTTCCGCACGAATCTTGGCCAGCTTGCCAACGCGGCCAAGGGTTACGGGCAGAAGGACCCCGAGTCCTGGGGCGTCAACCTGTCCGAGGTCTTGAAGGATGCCTAAGCCCAAGGCCAAACCCCGCAGCAATGACGACATCCTTGCCGCCTGGAACGCACCGGGGGCGGCGGGCTTTCGTCACTGGCTGGCCGACGTGAAGCCCCGCATCCTGACCAAGGGCAACGCCTGGGAGCCCGTGGCCCTCGAACCCTGGCAGGACGCCTTTATCGTCGAAGCCCTGGAGCCCGGCGACGGCAAGCCCTTCCGGTATTCCATCGTCCTGCATGTGACCCCGCGCCGCCATTCCAAGAGCACGCTTTTTGCCCTGCTTGCCTTGTGGCTCTTCACCAGTCGGAGCAATCAAACCATCCAGGCTTTGGGCAACTCCGAAATCCACTGTGAGAAGGTGCAGATGCGGACCCTTCGGGGAATCATCCGCAACACCCCGGCCCTCAAGGCCATGATCGGGGAAGAGAACCTTCGCAAGCAGGCCATCGAATACCCGGGCCTGGGCAACATCATCCAGGCGTCCACCGTGACCATGAGCGGGGCCTTTGGCGACAAGCTCAACCTGCTTTGGGTCTCGGACTTCCACGCCTGCCCGGACACCGGCCCCTTCGACGCCTACCAAGCCTCGCTTCTCGATTCCGAGGGCACGCTTTGCCTGATCGACTCGAACACCGACCATGAGGGCGGGCACGTCCATGGACTGGAAATGCTGGCCGAGACGGACCCGGGCATCCTGTGCCGCCGGATCGAGTATCCCGACCTGGAAACCTACCTTCGTGATGCCCCGGCCTGGATCGACCGGGAAAAGGTGGTCCGGCTCCAGAAGACGCAGCTTCCCACGGCCTTCTCCCGCGATATCCTGGGCAAGCGTTCCAGTGCCCGCAACGCGCTTTTTCCGGCCGAGGTCATCACCATGTGTCGGTGCGCAATCCCGTGCCCCTTCCCGCCTGACCGCCTGGAGGACCTGACCGGGGGGCGCAAGTACGTCATCGGCGGGGGCCTGGACCGCTCGAAAAAGCTCTTCGGGGGCGACAATACGGTTTGGACCACGACCCTGAAGGTGGCGTCGGCCAAGGACGCGGAGCCGGAATACTTCGTCCTCAACCAGGACGTGGTGGTCCCGAACCACGCCCGTTGCATCAAAAAGGCCATCCTTGAGGACCATCGCCGCTACAACCTGGATGCCGTGACCCTGGAGCAATACGAGGTGGCCGACCTTAAGCCCTGGCTTGATGACCAGGACATCCCGGCCGAGGTCCTTTCCGCCACCAGCACGAACCAGAATCTTTCCTTCGTGGAACTTCACCGGATCGCCAAGGAAGGCCGCCTTCACTTCTCCCAGGGCCTGGAGATGTTGGCCGGTGAGATGCAGACGTTTGTTTACGAGGAGAAGCGCGACGGGAATTACACCTTCGGCCACGCCTCGCAGAAGTTCCACGACGACACGGTCTATTCCCTCAACTGGTCCGTCTTTGCGACCCGGGCGGCGGTCCTGTCGGTCTACGCCTTGAAGCGGATCGAGTGCCGCAATCTGCGTCCCACGCGGAGCCTGTGCTTTCTCATGGGCGGGGACATGGAGCTTTTGTGCAAGCACGAGTGCCCGGCCTACCACGAGGTCGCGGAAATGTTCCGGGGCTACATGCGGCTTCGCCTGGACGATGATCATACCTTGCCCGGTTTCTATGCTGCCTATGTGAAACTCGACGGGCCGCGCATCTATCAGGGGGTGTAAGCGATGCTTTTTGAACCGCAGGGGCCGGCGCTTGTGGCCGAGATGTTCCGGGGGGCGCTCTATGCCCTCAACCGGGACCGCAAACGGGACGCGGCCAAGCGCCTGGACTTCTACCACGACGGCCAGCTTGAACATTTGCAGGAGGTGCTTGCCCTCAAGTTCGCGGAGCCGGCCAAGCTCACGCACTGCTTCGTCAACATCGTCAAGAAGGTGGTGGACCTCAAGGCCCGGGTCTATGCCGACGAGCCCAAGCGCAGCGTGGACGGGACCGAGGCCGACAAGACCCTTTTCGCGGAGATTGCCGAACAGGCCGCGCTTTCCATCAAGATGAAGACGGCCAGCCGGTACGTGAAGCTCTGCAAGACCTGCCTTGCCCGTCCTGTCTGGCGCAATGGCCGCCTGGACCTCGACATTCTGACCCCGGACATTCTGGACGTGACCACGGGGGAGAGCCCCGAGGACATCCAGGCCGTGCTGGTCACGCACTACCCGGACAATGGCAAGAGCGAGGAAGTCACCTATGCCTTGTGGACCCCGGAGACGTGGCAGCGCCTGGACTACCGGGGCAACCAGACGGACGGCGGCCCGAACCCCTACGGCATGTTGCCCTTCGTGCCCCTGTGGGACCGTGCCCCCACGGATTCCTTCTGGATCGCTGGCGGGGAAGACCTGATCGTCATGCAAGAGGCCGTGAACAAGGCCCTGGTGGACCTGTTGCATACCCTGGAGTTTCAGGGCTTCGGCCTGGGGTGGATTCGTGGAGCCGAGGGCGGCGGCATCCTCGACACCGGGCCGGGCAAGATCATCGAGCTTCCCAAGGACGGCGAGCTTGGCATTGCCGCTCCCCAGGCCCCCATTGACGAGGTGGTGAACGCCATTGACCGCTTGATGAAGTGGTGCGCGGTCTCCAACGGCCTGCCGGGCTCTTCCATGAGCGTGGACCCGACCGACGAAAGCGGCGTCTCCAAGATCGTGGGCAACGTGGAGCTTGAGGAGTCCCGCCGCGACGACATCGCGCTTTGGCGCATGTACGAGCGCCGGCTTTTCGCCGTCCTGCGGGCCGTCTGGAACCACCACAACCCCGGCCGCAAGCTTTCCGACGCCGCGACCCTGGCCGTCGATTTTGCCGACCCCAAGCCGGACACCAGCGAGAAGGACCAGGCCGCCACCTGGGAGCTTCTGCTTTCCATGGGCCTCATTTCCCCCGTGGACGCGGTCATGGAGCGAAACCCCGACCTTGCCACCAGGGAAGACGCCTTGGCCTACCTGATCCAGGTGCGCGACGAGACGGCCACCCTCAAAGAGCAACAAATTTAGCGCCCACGCAGGCGTAAAACGCGAGGAGATGACCATGGAAGACCAGAACCAGCAGCAGGACCAGACCCCGAACCAGGGCCAGCAGGGCGCGAACGGGAACGGACCCGACAAAGGCGAAAAGACCGTGCCCTATGAGCGGTTCCAGAAGGTCAACGACGCCAAGAAGGCGGCCGAGGAAACCCTTTCCGGGATCGTCACCGAGCTTTTGGAGGACATCCCGGAGGACCTGCGGGACATCGTGCCCGACCTGCCGCCGGCCGAGAAGATCAAATGGATTCGCGCCGCCCACAAGAAAGGCGTTTTCGGCGGCCGCGCCCCGGAGCCAAACGGCCCGGACAGCAAGCGACCCGGCGGGAAGCCTCCCGTCGATTATTCGAACATGCCCCCGCAAGCCATCATGGCCACCGGGTACAAGTCCTAAGAGGAAAACATCATGTTGACCCTGACCGAAGCCAGCAAGCTTATTCAGAACCCCTTGCAGCGGGGCGTTGTGGAAATCTTCCCCCGGTCCTCGGCGGTGCTGGAGCGCCTGCCCTTCATGGACGTGGCCGGCAACGCCTACGCCTGGAACCAGGAACAGACCCTGCCGGGCATCGGCTTTCGTGGCTACAATGACACCTACACCGAGAGCACGGGCGTCATCAATCCGATGACCGAGGCCCTGAAGATCTTCGGCGGCATTTCCAAGGTGGACCGTGCCCAGGTGAAGACCCAAGGCAAGATCAACGACATCCGGGCCACGCACGACGCCATGAAGGCCAAGGCGGCGGCCCTGGAGTTCACCCGAGTCTTCTTCAAGGGCGATGCCGAAGCGGACGCCCTGGCCTTCGACGGCCTGGAAAAACGGCTTACCGGCAATCAGGTTCTCGCGGCCGGAACTGCCGCCGGCGGCGCGGCCCTGACCCTCGACATGCTGGACCAGCTCATGGACGCCGTGCAGGGAGGGCCGGACGTGCTCTTCATGAACAAGACCATGCGCCGCAAGGTCAACGCCCTCATGCGGGCCAGCAATCAGGCCACGGAGCCCATTTCCGACGCCTTCGGCCGCCCCATCTACGCCTATGCCGGCATTCCCATCGGTGTGATCGAGCAGGACAAGGACGGGGCCGAAATCCTGGCTTTCGACGAGAAGGATGCCCAGGCGACCCCGGCCGATGCCGCGTGCACGAGCATTTATGCCGTGCGCTTCGGTGCCCAGGAGTGGGTTTCCGGTCTCCAGGCCACGGGCGGCATGGAAGTCATCGACCAGGGCTTGCAGGGCATTTTCTATCAGACCCTGATCGAATGGATTTGCTCGATCACGGTCTTTCACCCGAAGGCGGCCGCCCGCCTCAAGGCCATCAAGAACGCCTAATCCGCAACGGCAAGCGGTAGGACACAGCACCGCTTGGTTCGACCTGGGGCTTTCGCCTGATGCGCCTTGGCTCCTGGCAAGAAAGGTCGAACCCGGACCCGCCGGAGTCCGAAAACGCCCGCAAGGGTTCCGGCAATTTTTCAAGCGAGGGATGAACCATGGCCGAAGTGCTTACAGGGTCTAACAGCTACGTCACCGAGGACGAAGCGACCGCCTACTTCGAGGACCGCCTTCACGCCGAGGCCTGGACCAGCGTCGGCGCAGACAACCAGGCAAAGGCCCTGGTGACGGCCGCCGTGCTCCTGGACCGGCATATTGTCTGGCAGGGGGCCAAGGCCTCCCCGGATCAAGGCATGGAGTGGCCGCGCCTCGGCATTCCGGGCATCGCTTCCGACACCACCCCCAAGGCGGTCATGGTGGCCCAAATGGAGCTTGCCCTTGTGCTTCTGGCCAAGGACACCACGGCCTTGCCCGACACGGCCGGCATGAAATCCATCCAGGCCGACACCATCAAAATCGAGGTGGACCCGGACGACCGCGTGAAGGTCATTCCGGACCAAGTCTTCGCCCTGGTGGCTCCTTATGGGTTCCGTAGCGGCGGCTTGCGCTCCATCAGCCTGCGGAGGGTGTAGCCATGGGACTGCGTGCTGTTCTGGCCAGCGCCACGGCTTCGGCCTTTGTGGCCTTGGGCGACATCCCGGCCGACATCATCATTCGGCGCACTGAATACGGTGAATTTAATCCCGTGACGGGCGCATACGACGAAGGCGCCACTACGGACTATCCCTGTCAGGGCATCTTGACGGGGTACAATGACTTCCTGATCGACGGCACGCGCATCAAGACCGGCGACCGCAAGCTCTCCATCCGGCAGGCGGAAATAGCCATCGAACCCGAGACCAGCGACACGGTCATTTTTGAGGGTCAGAGTTGGGCTATCGTCAACGTCGAAGCAGACGCGGCGTCCATCCTCTGGAAGCTCCAGATGCGGGCATAGGCCATGGCCGACAAATACCTCGATGACCTTCTCAAGTTCCAGCATGCCGTGGACCAGCGGGCGACCGGCCTTGCCGAAGACATGGTCCGGGAGCTTCGGGCCACCCGTGCGGACATTGTAGGCAAGCTGGCGGCCCTGGCCGACGATGCCGGGGACAACTTCGCGGACATGCCCTTAAGCCGCAAGAAAGCCCTTCTGGAAGCCCAGGCGGCGGCTATCGACAAGGTGCTTGCCCAGGTCTACGCCACGGCTGGCGACCAGCTTCACGAGGCCGGGCAAGACGTGATCCAGGCCAGCGCCACGCAGACAGCCGCGGCTATGTCGGAATTGACCGGCGGGGCGGCGGTCGGCATCGGCACGGCCTTCACCCTGGACATGACGAAAGCCTGGTTCGAGTCCTCGACCGTGGAGGGCCTGACCATCAACGACTTCCTGGCAAAGCTCCAGGCATCGGCCCGGGACCGGATCATCAGCGCCGGCCGGCGGGCCCTGATCGAGGGCAAAGGCGTCCAGGCGGCGGCCCGGATGATCCGCATGGAGGGCATCGAAGGCAGCGTCCCCGGCCTGGAAGGGCTGGCCCGGACCTTTCTTCTTTCCGCCAGCAACCACGCCCGGGAAACGATCATCGAAAAGAAGTTCTCCGACGTGGTGGCCGGTTGGAAGCGCATGGTCGTACTCGACGGACGCACCTGCGTTGCCTGCGGGAGCATGGACGGGAAGATTTACAAGCCCGGGGAGCCTCGCCCCTCCCTGCCGGCGCATTGGCGTTGCCGCTGCCTCTACACGGTGGTGACACCCACCTTCCGGGACTTGGGTATCGACATCGACGAAATGCCCGACAAGGGCCGTACCACGGTCAAGCACACGGGCAAGACCGTCCACCATAAGGACGGCAGCACCAGCACGAAATTCAAGGTGGCCGAGGTTGACCGGACCCAGCCGGGGGAGAATTATGCCGCCTGGATGAAGCGTCAGCTTGAGGAAGACCCCGCCTTCGTGCGCCGCGTCCTGGGGAAGACCCGCTTCGAGCTTTTCAAGGCCGGTAAGCTGTCGCTGTCGGGGATGGTGACGGATGGGCGGATCAAGAAATTGCCGGACTTGTAGGAAGAAATGAAGGGGATGACCTGCCCCCTTCGCCCCAACAAATCTTGTCATAGGGCACCGATTCCGCCGCAATCTACAAGTGACGCTTCCAGTAACCCCTGGCAAATAAATATGAATTATTTTGGAAGCAAAAAAAATGGAAAAAACATTGACGGAGTGCCCGGAGGTAATTAATTAAGACTTGCACCTGGGCCGCATTGGATGATGCGAACGTCGCAAGACCCCATGTGCAGCCAAGGCGGTTCAATGGACCGCCTTTTTTTTTGAAAGGGGACGGAGATGGCAACTTGTGTTTTTTATATTGATGAGGCCGGATCGCCAGAAGGTCATCATATCCCTTTAAAAGATGGCGAAGCTCCTCTCTTTACTTTAGGGGCAGTAGCTTTAAATTTAAGTGATTGGCGAAATATTGATCGTCAATTCTTGGCTCTAAAAAGGCATTACTTTCCAGACTGGCTAACTGCTTCATCGAAAAGAGACGAATATTATGAAATAAAAGGCAACGAATTAACTGCCCCAAGAAGTGCCAACAGCCCTCGAAAACACGCATATCTTCAAGCTGTCTTAAATTTTATCAATACACACTCTGGTTCTTGCTTTGGAGTTACTATTTTAAAAAATCCTGAATCCCCCACGGCATCCAGAAGCATTTATACATGTTCATTGCAAATTTTGGCAGAAAGGTTTCATCAATATCTAATTGAAAACACAAAGTACGACAATGCCATCTTGGTATGCGACACTAGGAAGGGAATGGGGAAGAAGCAAGACATATCTGTCGCTAAATCTTATATGAGCTATATATTTGGGCATTCTGTTGGGAAGACTTTTATAAAATTAGCAGAAGCTCCTTTTTTTGCAGACTCAAGGGTCACTGCTGGGCTACAAATAGCGGACAACTTTACATCAACTCTTTATACCTCTCAGTACCACTATCACCTAAGAAATATTGAAGGCGCTTTAGACTATGGCCACATGCAACAATACCACCCAATTCTTCAAACATTAGAATTTAAGAGCAAGGAAATTCAAATGTTTGGCTATCGGAAGATAGATCATCGCTAAGACAGTTTTAATTGTCCCACGGTGGCTTTACTGCAACGATCTTCTTTTAGTTCTATTAATAGTTGGCGCAGATCAATCCAGATTCGCATCTCGTTCTTAAGCCTATTGTCAGTTGCTCCCAAGTCCCTCCAGCTTCTGCTCCCCTGTGCAGGCCAATATCGGTCCAGCCTAATTCTTAGGCCACGCAACCTTTCTGTCCACGCTTTTCAGCCGCCGTCTGGAGGACGTAATCGTCCGCATATGGGCTAGGAGCACACCAAAGGCCGCCGTGTTGGCCGGTTCGCTGACAGTTGGTGCGCTCATGAGGCTATCGTGTCCACGGGGCGGGTGGAAGTCAAGGGGGCTCCGGGGCAATATCGGCTCTGTGTTATCAAATATAATTGTTGACAATTGAGTACAGTTGGGTTCAAATAAGAACAGGAGAAGATAGCTATGGGAAATATCAAAGAACAACTGACGGTTGAAGAGGTGGCGGGGATGCTCAAGGCAGACCGCCGGGTGGTCTATGACCTCATTAAAGCGGGCAAAATCAAAGCCGGCAAGGTGGGGCGCGGCTGGAGGATTGAGGCGGATTCTGTGGCCAGATTTTTAAATGATGCTCAAGAACAGTCAAAAAGTGAGGAAGTAATTTTGGATGCAACTACGTTTATTAAAACAATTAGACTTGAACAGGAGGCATCGAAAGTTATCTCCGAAATGGAAAATGAAAGAAAGATAGGACTGGCGAGTAAAATTCGCCCTGAGGTTCTTTCGGTGATTAAATCTTATGCAAAAGAAGTGAGAGAGATTGGTATAGAGTCTTCAAATGAATCAACTGGAGAGGCGGTAATGTATTATTTCTATTATAAAAAGACAAGACGAGAGGCTGTTGTGGTATCAGATAATGATGGTTTAAGATTTAATTATCAAATAAAAGGCAGCAGGGATATTGTTGACAGTTTTCAACAAATAGCTGGGCTTCAGGGATTGACCAAAGGGATTTCTTTCGACAATTGGGATTGTTCCGCCTTGCACAAGAGAATGCAAGATATAATTCGCGCGCTTATAATATAAAAACCGCCAGACAGTGTCTGTAGACAAGGTGTAAGTATAAAATAAACAGCCCCAGCCGTGCGTTGCAGCGCTCGGCCAGGGCCTAACCAGATCGCACAACGGAGGTACGATCATGGCTAACCCATTTGTATTCATCGACGGCAAGGAAAGCAACCGCCTTATCCCGGAACCCCGCATCCTCCGCCGCATCCGGCGGGCCAAGGAAATATGGAACGCCTTCAAGTTCCTGATCCGGGGCGGGAAGTTCAAGGTCTACCTTGACTTCTCCAGACTCGATCCGCTCATTCTCAAGCCTGTGCGGCTCTTCGTCGCCTACGACGGTATGGTGGTGGATGTGGAGCAGAACCGGCGCAACGCCGTGTCTTCGGCCATGAACAGGATGGCGCGGCTTGCTGGGCTTTCCCTGGCCAGGGATGATGAACCCGGGTTCCGTGTCCGATGGAACGAATCAGCAAGGGGAACCGCCTGAGAGGAAGCGGGCTTCGACGTGACCAGGGAGCCTACCAGGGTGGTTGTCCAGCCGAAGGGGGTGGACCATGCCTAAGCTCGACACCAGCCGCGACCCCTACTTCCTGGCGGACAAGATTCACGCCCGGGCGTCCTTCACGGCCGAGATGCTGAAATTCTACCCCAACGCGTTGACCGAGCTTGATGCTACCGCCGTGTGGTCCATCTTGGAGGACATCGCGGCCGACGCCAAGAGGTTGATGGAGACCGTAGACCAGACGGGCACTCCTTGCGGGGAGGTTCGGTCATGA